ACAATGTCTTTTGTTAGTTGGTTTCTTATTCTATACTTTGTGAATGACTTATTTTCTTATAATTTTCCAAAACAACATACGCATATTAAAGACATCATTTCTGGATATATGAATGAGTTATTCATTATGGTAGAACCATACACAATAACAACTATGATTAACTTATTATATTGTTATAGCGTAATGGAAATTAAATTTAATAAACTTAAAAAATACGCAAATCCATACATTTTGCAAGGAAAAAACATAATAAGTAATTATATTAAATCACATAATGATGGCAATTATGCTTCTTGGGATATAAAAACAACTATCAATATGTACGATGTTCAACAAAATTTTATTAAGGTACAAGAATATCTAAGTAAAAATCCTCTTAATGAGCATTCACACTTTTCAACTGATGATTGTATTTTTAATTTTGATGAACATTATTATTATGTCGTTTCTAGTTTGGTTGAAGATAGTCTAGTAACTAACAAAATTGTATTAGGGTTCGGTAGTAATGTTATTGATAACAAAATACGTAATAAATGTTCAAACATTCATTTTATTTCATTATCTGTAAATGTAGATGATTTAATCGAACCAATTGAAATTCGTCTTAAAACAAATGAATATAATTATTATATGGTATCTAATAACATTGATAAATATTTTATTTATTATTATTTAAAGTATCATACATATTGTATTTCTGATTGTCTTTGTTTTGACGATTTTAAATATACATTAGAAGTTATGGATAATAATGTAAATATGTTTACTATTACTGAAAAAGATAGTATTTATATTGATAAAGATATATATATTGTAAATATATTTAAAGACAAACCCCAATTAATTCAAGAAGAAGTAGTAAAAGATATTATAGAAGATATTGTAAATACAATTGATACTGATAGTAATAGAAAAAAAACGGAATCATTTGGTGAGCCAGATTATATTAAATTATAGACTGGATAAATTTTGTAAGAAAGAACTTTTCAATATATAATTTATAGATCGTAGATTATAGATTATATATTATAATTAAATAATTTAAAAAAAATTGAACTAATAATATACGATGGTTCCTTCCAGTATAAACGAAACAATGGAAAATACTAGCAATAATACTAAGACTAATAACTGCTCAGCATTTCATAAACTTAAAAATAAATGGAACTTGTGGGCACATTTACCTCAAGATTCCGAATGGACACTTAAAAGTTATAAACTCGTTTATAAATTTAATTCAGTTGAAGAAACAATTGCTATCACTGAATCGCTTCCAGAAGTTCTTATGAAAAATTGCATGCTTTATATTATGAAGGATGGAATTAATCCTATGTGGGAAGCTCCTAAGAATAGAAATGGTGGGTGCTTTTCATATAAAATTTCCAACAAAAATGTATGTGAAGTCTGGAGAGAATTAACCTATGTTTTAGTTGGTGAAACAATTAGTTCTAATTTACCATTTGTTAATAGCGTTACTGGAATCACCATCTCACCAAAAAAGAACTTTTGTATTGTGAAAATTTGGTTAACAAATTGCGACCATCAAAATCCACAAGTAGTTACAAATCAGGTAAAAAGTTTAATGCCACAAGGTTGTTTGTTTAAGAAACATACTCCTGAGTTTTAATAAATACATACTATGTAAAAACACTTTACAAATATATATTTTATTTATATTATAATTTAAATATAATTATTACTTAAATTATAATGAAGTATCCATTTGTCATTTTTTATCGTTTAGATAAGTATTCGGAAATTGATTTGTTTTTTTTAAATTACGCATCTGTTCTTGATTGCACTATTTATATTGCCAATTCAATTGAAAATGTAATGAAGTTGCATGATTCGAATTTTCATTTATTGCTAACATATGGTGACTCATTTGAAAATGAATATCAAAATTCACTGAATGAATGTGTTTCTAATCAAATGTTAATTCGACATGCACATATTGACACAAAGTTGATAAATAATGTTAGTTCTAATCATGTTTTAAGTAATGTGCATGATTTTAATAATTTTGTGAATGATGTTTATATAAAAGTGTGTGCCTTATCAAGAGAACTAACAAGACCTACATTTTCTTTGTTTACATCTTCCTATAATTCCGGTGAAAAAATCTTTCGGGTATATAATAGTTTATTAAAGCAAACTCTTTTGGATTGGGAATGGATTATCCTAGATGATTCACCGGATGATGCAAACTTTGATTTTTTACGTAAGCACTTTATTAATGATTCACGTATTCGTTTATATAGACGCGCAAAAAACAACGGCAGCATTGGCAATGTTAAAAATGAAACAATTGGACTATGTAGAGGCAAATATGTATTAGAAATGGATCATGATGATGAATTAATGCCAGATGTATTAAAGGATTCCACAAAAGTATTTGAAAATAATCCGGATGTAGGGTTTGTTTACTGGGATTGCGCATCAATCTATGAAGATGGAAGAAATCAATCATTTGGCGATTTTATTTGTAAAGGATATGGCAGTTATTATTCACAAAAGTTAGACGATGAAAAGTGGAGACTAGTTTATATTACTCCAAATATTAATAATATTACAATGACACATTTGGTATGCTGTCCTAATCATCCTAGAATATGGAGACGAACTACATTATTTGAAATGGGAAGTTATAGCGAATACTTGCCTATTTGTGATGATTATGAGATAATTGTAAAAACAAGTATACTAACAAAGGTTGCCAAAGTACATCGTATTGGGTATATACAATATATGAATAATTCAAACAATAATTTTTCGCTTATTCGTAATTGGGAAATTAATCGTATTGGTCCTTATTATATTAGCCCTATTTATTATGATTTGTATAAAGTAGATGACAAAATGAAGGAATTAAACGCATATGAAGATGAAATATATAAAAGCAATTGTTCTAAAATATGGCAACGAGATAACAAGACATATAAGCATAAGTATGCCAATTTAATCGTAAATGATAAATATGATTGTCAAATATGTATACTTGGTTTAGATACACTTGTGCTTCATATTGACGAAATAAAAGAGTTATATAAGAATGAAAGAAATGATTTTATTTTGTTAGATACAAAGTGTAAATTAGAGTATCTATGGTCCAAATTGGAGTATTATGGTTTGGATAGAATGAAATGTTATACGTTTGAAGACGAAACCGAAGAAAACTTACTTAATTACTTTCATTTATTGTATTCATCAACCAAACAGTATAAGATTATTAATATGGATTTTAATAAAGTAAAGTTTAATACACAACTGGAAAGTAGATCTGATATTATTAATAAACTAACAAATCCTACAAATAAATATTTAGAAATAGGTGTTGAATATGGACAAACATTTAATAATACACATTTTACAAATAAAGTAGGAGTTGATCCTGATCCTAAACTAACAATGAATAAAGAATTAGTTTTACATCTAACATCCGACGAATATTTTGAACAATTAGATAAAACAACATATACATTATTTGATACTATTTTTATTGATGGAATGCATCAACTAGAATATTTTGTAAATGACTTGAATAATTCGGTAAAACACTTGTCTGAAACTGGGTCTATATTTATTGATGACATTTTACCATTTACTTATTTTGAACAATTAAAAATCCCTATTAATCATCATTATGATAATAATATTTTAAAATATGATGAATTTTGGACAGGCGATATATGGAAAGTTATTTATCATATCATAACAAAATATTCACAATATGTTAAACGTTTTACTTACTTTTATCATTCGAATTTTAGAGGTGTTGGTAATATAGTTTTACAAAAAGACGCACAAGACAAACAATTGTATATTCCAAAGGATGAAATTGTTTCTATTAATAAATATGATTATTTTCTACATTATCCATTGTATTTACAAATGTTGCAAGAATTAAATAAATAACATTAATATACTTGTTAAATTTGTTAGTTGTAAAATTATATAACTAACAAATAAAATATTTAATCTAGCACATACATACTACGTTCATTCATTTTTGATTGATTAATATTTTGAATTAAACTTAGTAACTGTTGTTGAGAATTTCTAAAATCAGGATGATTAATAATTTCAGTAATATACGAGATAGTTTCATCAAACCTTTTTAATTTAAAACAACAATGAATTAACTCTGTATTTGTATACAATCCATAAGCAGTATATTGTGATGTAGGATGTAGTATTTTAATGTCATTATGTGACTTATTTTTTGATATAATTAAATTATCGTAAGCATCCTCATAGTGCTCAATTTTGTTACAATATATGCCATAATAAAAATATGGTTCAGAACGTTCTGGAAATATATTGTTTGCTAATTTGTAATATTTTTTAAGTAACTCTTTACAAGTATCATTTGCTTGTGTATTTAATAATGCCAAATTAATATAACATTCATATAATATATTATTAAATCTTTGTTTAAAATTGTTATCTGTAATATTTTCGATATATTCAACACACTCATTAAACGCATAAATTGTATCACTAATTAATTTTTTTTCTTTTTTAAGATTTACTGCTTTATAATAGCAATTAATTATCTTATATTGTTCAGAAGCATTTGTATTTACTAGGCTCTGTGTAGCAATCGTATCAAATATATACACATTTTCGCAAATACTTTTATAACCAGTATTTATATATTGTAAAAAATCACTCATAATTGTAATTATATTAATATAAAAGTTTTTATATATTTATTTGTTTAATATATAAAAATAATTTGTTTTAATTATTAAATGGATATATTGCCTTCTATCGGTCTTAATATGATTGTCAAAAATGAAGCACATATTATTGAAAACACATTAAATAAGTTGTGTAGTAAAATATGTTTTTCATATTGGGTAATTAGCGATACTGGTTCAACTGATGGAACACAAGAAATAATCACAAACTTTTTCGCAAACAAAAATATTCCTGGTGAGCTTTATGATGATGAATGGAAAAATTTTGCCCACAATAGAACAAAAGCATTAGAATATGCTTATAATAAAAGTGATTTATTACTTATTTTTGACGCGGATGACGAAATAGTGGGAGATATACAATTACCTAATAATAAAAATACAATGGCTGATGGGTATAAACTAACATTTTCAGAAGGCTCAATGTCTTATTCGCGAATTTTGTTAATTAATAATAGAATCCAATGGATATATAAATCAGTTATTCATGAATATATAGAATGTTTGAAATCAAATGCTACGATTGTTGATTTAAATGGATATTATCATGTTGTTTCAGGTAGAAAAGGCAGTCGAAGCAATGATCCAGATAAATATTTAAAAGATGCGACTATTCTTGAAAATGCGTATGATGAATCAAAACTTATTGGTGATGGCTTATACCAACGTTATTCATTTTATTGCGCAAATAGTTACAAAGATGCAGAAAGGGTTGATGATGCAATTAAATGGTATAAAAACACATTAACATTAGATAATTGGATACAAGAAAAATATGAATGCTGTCTAAATCTCTTTCATTGTTATAGTAATTTAAATCAAAAAGAAACAGGAATGTATTATTTATTGGAATCATTTAAATATGATACTGAACGGGCTGAGTGCATATATCATTTAGTGACGCATTATAGTTTCTCAAACCGTTATTTACTTGCTTATACATTATATCTAAATTGTGCCAATTTTTTTGAAAACGAATTTATTACAACAGAATATAAAGATAAACTCTTTTTAGAAAATGATAAATCTGATATACTACTGCCATTTTATATGATACTTGTTGCAGATAAAGTGAAGGATATGGATTGTTGTCCGGGGGCAAAAAAAACAATTGTTAAAATGTTTGAAATTATTTTTACTAAAAAGTTTACCAATGTACAATACTTTTTTATAAGTAATACGCTTTATAATTTGCAGTTCTTTATAGAATTATGTGTCGAACAAAATTCAAACTTTATTTCTATGTTTCAAAGTTATATTAATCATCTCGATCATATTAATTTTGACTATTCAAAATATGATTTTATGCCAAAATATGAAAAATTTGGAATTATTTTAAAGAAATTTGGTAAATTTACATTGGATGAATGTAAAAACAGCAAGAATATATTTATTTATACAGGGTATAGTAATCTTCCATGGAATTATACATATTATAATAATAATGCATTAGGTGGTTCTGAAACCGCAGTAATTCAATTAGCGACACATCTATCAAAAAACCATAATTATAACATAATTATTGCTGGAGATGTAAAAGAAGAAATATATAACGATAAAATTCGATTTATTCATATTAATAATTTAAATAACCTATTTAAAGAAATGTGTTTCCACACTGCTATTATATCGAGATATATTGCATTTTATAACCAGTATCCCAATGCAAGTTATTACAAATCATATATTTGGGGGCATGATGTTAAATTATTTAATTATGGTTCGGATCTTAGTGAACGAGAGTTGCTTGAAAAATATAGAAGTAAAATTACTGGGTGCATTTGTCAAACCGAATGGCATAGAGAGTTATTTGTTAGTTTGTATCCATCTTTAAAGGATAAAATACAGACAATTAATAATGGAATTCTATTTGATAACATAGTTACTAGTCAAAGTCAAAATCAAACTCAAATTAATTCGAAAAAAGTTGCTAATAGATTTATATATACATCTTGTGTTGAAAGAGGGTTAAAAAGGTTGCTTGAATTGTGGCCAAAAATACAAGAAAATATTGAAACTGCTGAATTATATATTTGTACATATAATGACTTTCCTAGAAACCAAGATGAGATTGAAATGCAAAAAACAATAAACTCATACAATAATATACATTTTAAAGGCAAATTAAGTAAACCACAATTATACGAATTAATGGGAACATCCGAATACTGGTTGTATCCTAGTTATTTTCAAGAAACATCTTGTATTACATCCATGGAAATGTTGGCATCCGAAGTTATCTGTTTGTATTATCCAGTAGCAGGATTAGTTAATACACTTGGAGAATATGGCATTCAAGTAATGGAAGGAAATGAAGTATATAGATTATTGGAGTTAACTAACAAAGATAAAAATAGATCGAGAAAAAATGGTAAAATGTATGCAAAAACATGCTCATGGGAAAATAGAGCAAATGAATGGATTAATTGCATGATTGATTATAAGGAAGAAATTAAAGAAACTAATGATACCAATGATACAAATAATATAAATGATACTAATAATATTACATTAAATATTAGCGAAATAAATACAGGTTCTAAAAAAGTTGCAATCTTTAATAGTTTTCCATTTCATTATGAAATGTATGGTTATATAATAGATTACTGTAAAAATAATAATCTGTCTCTTGATATTTATACAACAACTAACAATGAATTAGGCTGGTTATCATTTTATAAAAACTTATTTGCAGATAAAATACAATTTAATGTGTCTGATATTTCTGATTTTGAAATGCATAGATTATTATATGATGTAATATTTTTAATTACAGATGATGATAACAAATTTAATGATGAATGGATATCTGATAAAGTTGTTTGCATTGAGCATCATTATACTATACGAAGAGATAATGTGATTAATAGATTAGCTGTTAGACCATTTATTAATAATAATAATAGATGCTGGGCATTACCTTGTTATCCTATTGTTAGTTTAGATGAACGCAAACAAATACTTAACACAAATATACAAAATAAACACATTAATAATGATTTAAATATTTGTTGCTTAGGAAGAGGCGACACATTTGATGTTAGTATATTAAACCGATTAGTATGTAAATCGTGTGATAATATCATGATACATATTGTTTCAAGAAAAATAGATTATTCATTGTTTGATAATATAAGTAACACAAAGTTATTTCCTATTTTTTATGAAAATTGTGATGCAAATGAAATAGACAAAATTATTAAAATATGTGATTACGTTATAACCGACATTAATAACTGGGATGACCATATAAGTGGAAAGTCAATGTCTGGTTCTATTCATATGGCATTTACATATCTTGCTCCATTAATCATTAGTAGTAAAAACAATACACTATTTAACTTTAAAAATGTGGTTGAATTTGAGTTAAATTCTAATGCATCAATTTGCATAGATAGAGGATTAATTAGTTATGAAGATTTACATAATGAAAGACAGGAGTTGATCAATAAATTTAACCATTATATGTGCAATGTATTAAAAATTGATAATATCAATAGTAATAGTAATAGTAATAGTAATAGTAATAGTAATAGTAATAGTAATAGTAATAGTAATAGTAATAGCAATAGTAATAGCAATAGCAATAGCAATAGCAATAGTAATAGTAATAGTATAATTCCAAAACAAATATTTCAAACATGGGAAACTAACAAATTTGAACCAGAATTTGAAAAAATAATGAATACGTGGAAAGAATTCAACCCCGATTATAAAATTTGTTTATATACTTCATCTGAAAGAGAAATATTTATAAAAGAAAACTTTGATGATGATGTATTTAAAGCATATAAATTAATGGTACCTGGTTCATTTAAAGCAGACTTATGGAGTTATTGCGTATTATATAAATATGGAGGTGTATATCTTGATATAGATACATTATGTGTAGGTAAATTAGATGATTTTATTCATAAAAATAATATAGAATTTGTTACTGCAATCGACTTTAATACAAATCCAACTGAAGGAGAATATAATTTAACACATGGTTTTATGGCTGTAAAACCTGAATCTCAAATTATGCTTACATGTATAAATAAAGTTGTACATAATATACTAAATAATGTTACTTGTCCATCTAAATTAGACTATACAGCGTGCGGAGTTTTAGGTCGAGCAGTTAATAAATTTTTAGGGTTAGATGAAGAATCATCATTTGTTGGAAAGGAAGGAATTATAAGTAATAAGGTTTATTTATTACATTTTGAAGATGGAACAGAATATATAAAAGACAAGCAAACTAACAAAGTGATAATGCAAAATAAAAATGGCAATCAAACTATTATACATTTATATAATAAAGAATGTGAAAAAATAAAGAATTTTGTTAGTTGGGTAACTTGTAAACCAGAGGATATCATTTCTAACACAAATAATACAAACGCAACAACGGATAATTTATATAAATATAAAGTTTCTGTATGCTTATGTATCCGAAATGAAAGAAAAAATATTGATAATTTTATTAAGCACTATATTAGTGAAGGTGTTGAACATTTTTATATTATAAATAATGGTAGTACTGATGATATCGTGGAGCATTTACAAAAATATACAAATAGTAATATGATTACACTAATGAATGATGATAGAGAATTAAATATTTTTTCAAACCCAGGAGGCCATAAACAATTGTTTGATGATAATTTATATGATATCATTCGTAAAGAGACCGAATGGGCTATTCTTGTTGATTCTGATGAATTTATGTTTGGTAAAAATGGATATACAATTGATACTTATATAGATACGATTGAAAAAGATGTTGGATGCGTTTATGTAAATTGGTGCATTATTAATCCTGATAAAGATGGAAGTATCTTTGCAGAAACATTTGATATTCATAATAATAAATCTAGAATTAATTATGATATACTAAATAGTTATTCATATGAAGTACAATTTGCTAACAAGTTTGGTAAATCACTATTTAGAACAAGTATGTTAGATGATAATCGCAAGTTATGGTTACATAAAAATTTTACTACTGGTAAAGTAATTACAAATTATGGTATAGAAACGTCTTATGCATATGATAACTATGATAAGAATGAATATAGTGAAGAAAATTTCAGTAAAGTTAATATTTCATTAAACCATTATGCAATTCGTCATTTAGATGATTATACAAAAAAATTATCTCAAATAGATATGCCAACTAAAGCGACCTTTGTTAAAGGATTAATACAAATGACCGATCTGTCTTTGTCTCAATTGGTAAATGATAATGGCAAAATGAATATATTACATAATGTTATTTTATTGCAAACAGATGATAGACCAAATTTAGATTATTTACAATTAACACAAAAAGTAAACAAATTATTTTGTGAGAAACATGGATATACATATAAATTTATTGAAAATACAAAAAGCAATTATACTCATTTATATCCTGCTACTAAAAAAATTCATATTGTGAATCAACTAATGCAAGATAGTGTAAATGATGGAATACTTATATTCTTAGATAGCGACGCTTGGGTGCACAATGGATATCTAACAAACAAAATTTTACATATGCTTGAAAATAGTAATAACATAGAAAAACTTGGAGCATTTTCAAGAGATCCTTACGTAAATCATGCTACATATATTAATAGTGGTTCATTTATTATTAAAATAAATAACTTTACAAGACAAATGTATAAAGAAATTGTTGATGAACTAACAAACAATCCCAAATATCATAATTTATGGCCTTGGGATCAATATTATATTAGCAATAAAATACATCAACATAAAGATAAATTTTACATATTTAAACCAAATATGATGAACGCACCAATTGGTTGTATCCTAAGGCACAACTGGCTTAAAAATGGTAAAATGATGAATGATTTACACTATATAATAAATAATTTAAATGTTAGAAATAGAGAATTAAAATTAGATCTTATGAATTTTATCGATAATAACCCATTTCCCAACGAAACAAATAATAATTATGATTTTTTTTATACATATGATTATAAACAAATAGAACATCAATATAGTTCTAAAAAATACATTTTAGATAATCATTTAAATTATTTAGAAAATATTATTTCTCAATCAGGAGATTTACTTGAAGGAAATTGTTTTTATATGCACGAAACATTGCAAAAATATGATTGTTTACTTTCAAAACAATATAATTTATTTTGGTGTGGTAGTTTAGTTAACAAATATATTTGCGAGATTGGATTTAATGCTGGTCATTCTTGTTTATTATTTTTGCTTGGATTAACTAGTTGTGATAAAATAAACTTTACTATATTTGATATTAATCAACATAAATATACAAAGCCGTGTTTTGACTATATATGCGATAACACATCAAACAATATTGAGTTTGAATTTATTGCGGGTGATTCCATTATTAGTATTCCTGAATGGATTAAGATAAATTCAGAGTTAGTTGAAAAGTATGATGTCGTCCATGTTGATGGAGGTCATTTTGAAGAATGTATTAAAAATGATATGATTAATGCGAATATACTTGTTAGAAATGGAGGCATTATAATTATCGATGATACAAATTCTCAATATATTAATAAATATGTTGAACAATATTTGGATTCTGGAAATTATATTGAGTTAGATGTATTAGAAACACAAGAATATCCTCATAGAATTATACAAAAAAATAATTAGTAAATAAATAATATATTAAATATATATTTTTAATATATTATGGAAGTTGTAAATCATCAAATTAATAAAGAAATTAAGCATTCTTTTGATAATAATTATAACAATGTAATTTCAGTAAAAACATTATTATTGAGTAATTTTGTAAAGACAAAAATGCATCATTATTGCTGGCATATATTACATGCGTTTTCAGTTAATTATCCTATTTATCCAACTGACTGCGAAAATATAGCAACAAAACTATTTCTAAAAAATATTAATAATTATTTTTCTTATTGTAGTTCATGTTCAAATTTTAAAATAAAACATTTTTTTGAAAATTATGATATTGATTTATTTATAGTTAATAGAGAAAATTTAATTTTATTCTTTATTAAATTTCATTCATTTATTAATACATCATTAAATAAAATGCATGATGAAAATACATATACAATAGATTTTATAATTGATAAGTATACAAAAACAAATTATTCACAGTTTTTTAAAAATAAATATAATTTTAACTTAACTGAATTAATATTTTCTAATAGCCATGATAAAATAAAAAAAGAATTATTTTATATTCAAAAAGAATTAATGAATGAAATGTCTAATTATGACATAAAAGTTGAATTATTAATAAACTAATTATTATTTGATGGATTAAATAATGGAATACCAACTGGATATGCACCACCAATATAACCTCCATTTTGTTTAAATGCATATAATATCCAAGTACTATTTGCCATAAATGTAAATTTTCCAGTAACATAATCAGTTGGTGTTGGGACATAATAATGCCATTCAATAAATGCGTCATCTCTTGGAGGATCAGGGCCTGCAGCTATAACACAAAAATATCTTAAATCTGAACAAAATCTTAAATCGGCATTTTGTATTACACATACATTTCCTTGCTTATGCTGTGCTATAATTATGGGCGTTTGACAATTATCAGGATTATTAGGATCACACTGGTAAAGTTCAAAAGTATAATTATTAATATCACATCCAAAACTACCTCCCATATTGCAAGATGGTTGAGACCATCCAGTACTATAATCTAATGTTGGTGTTGCTATAGAAAAAGACCACCGAGGTATTGCTTGAATATCTATTTGAAAAGCATTTCCCGGGCCTTGATATCCTTGATCTCCTTGGAATCCCTGATTGCCTTGCGTTCCAGTTACACCTTGAAATCCTTGAAATCCCTGATTACCTTGCGTTCCAGTAACTCCTTGAAATCCCTGGAAACCCTGATTACCTTGCGTTCCAGTAACACCTTGAAATCCTTGGAATCCTTGATTACCTTGCGTTCCAGTAACTCCTTGAAATCCCTGGAACCCCTGATTACCTTGCGT